GAGCAGGAATCGACGGTGAACGAAGTGGAATGTGGGGAGAAATGGCACGGATCATTTACGAAGTACAGCCAAGATTCGCGTTCGTGGAAAACTCACCAATGCTCACTTCTAGGGGACTTGGACGAGTTCTTGGAGACTTGGCCACAATGGGGTTTGATGCGAGATGGGGAGTGTTGGGAGCAGCGGATGTTGGAGCAAACCATCAAAGGGACAGAATCTGGATTGTCGGAAAAATGGGCAACTCCAACAACAATGGACAAACTTCCACCAAAATCACAAAAAGCATTACACAAGGAGGCAACACAAACGAGGCCTGGTCGCAGCAAGCCAGCAAATTTGCGAGATCAAGTAAGCAATATGCAGAATTGGCCTACACCAACATCTCACAACGCAAAGGAGTGCAACAGTCCGAGCGAGAAGACAAGGAATACACCGACATTGGCAGCTCAGGCTGGTGGGAAATTGAACCCAAATTGGGTAGAGTGGCTGATGGGGTGGCCGATAGGTCACACAGACTTAAAGCGATTGGAAACGGACAAGTCCCATTGTGTGCAGCAACAGCATTTACCGTCTTAATGGATGCGTTTAATGCTTGACACTTACAACAAAAGCGTATTAGAATACGAAAACGATCACGGCTAGGTTTAGCGACTGAAAAGCGGCTTTATCACCCGCCTGCCGATGATTTTTTAGTGATACAAACCTAATGATAAAGGGTTGCAGCTATGCAATATTACGCCCACCATATTGGTGATTTCATCAAAGATACATCAAATCTTGATGACCATCATCTAGCAACATATCTGAGAATGATATGGAAATACTACTTAGACGAATCTCCTTTGATTGATTCATGCGAAGACCTTGCGTTCGCATTGCGTTCGGATGAAAAAACCGTGCAAACGCTATTAAAACACTTCTTTTTTAAGAAAGATGGCGCATGGGTTCATGCAAGATGTGAGAAAGTTATCGAGGATTTTTACAACAAATCTGAGAAAGCTAGAGCATCTGCAAAAGCTCGTTGGAATGTTAAAAATATGCAAACTCAAAGCGAACGCATTGCGAACGCATCAAAAAACAATGCGAACGCATCGAAAAGTGATGCGGATTCTATGCTACCCATAACCCATAACCCAATACCCATAACTACTATATCTAAAGATATAGATATGGTTCGCGCTAAAGCGCCCAAAGCCACAAAGAAATGTCCTGATGATTTTTTAATCACAGAACAAATGCGTGATTGGGCAGTAAGTGAAGGATTATCTATTGATCTTGATTTAGAGACAAAGGTTTTTAAAGATCACACATTCACATCTGCAAAATCTGATTGGTTAGCAACATGGAGGAATTGGATGCGTAAGGCGAGCAGTTTTAAAAAACCATCTTGGCCTTTGAAGCAAACAGAATCATTCAAAGAAAAAGACTCCAAAGCAGCGCGAGAGCTTTACGAGAGGGTAACGGGTAAGCAACATCCAGAAAACGCCGTAAAAGGGCTTGTAATCGAATCTAAACATGATTTATTGATAGGGGGTATCCATGAACTTACCTGATATTTGGATAAATCGTATTTTTGAGAAGCTAACCCTGACTTATGGACGAGAGTTTGTAAACAAGTGGGAGTCAGTAGGTTTACCTATTGAAGATGTAAAAGCTGATTGGTCGCATGAACTAGGTTTTTATGTAAACGAGCCAAATGCGATAAAGTATGCTTTTGAGAATTTACCCAAGGATAGACCGCCCAATGTTTTGCAATTTAGGGATTTATGCCGACAACATCCTAGTGATAAAACTTATGTTGCATTACCATCACCACAGGTAAACAAAGAGGTTAGGGATGCTTCTCTTGCAAGATTAAAAAAAATGGTTGATGATTTTAAGAAAGCGACGACAAAGATATGACGCCCAAAGACTACGCTAATAGCGTACTAAACGCTGTAAAACTTGGAAGCACTGAGTACACAGAGGAAGACATTTTAGCGGCGCTAGTCATAACTGGCGATGTGTGACTCATGTTTAGCCCGAGCGAAAACCAAAGACTGTGGCAGCTATACGATGAGTTGTTTGGAGTGCATGACAGAAATGATGATAAGAGCACCAAGCAAGATACACAGGCAATCATTGGCAGAGTTGGCGCTTCGTTCATTCAAACGGGCGAAGACTACGCACTACTCTATGGACGACCTGAGACAAAGCTATAAAAAGTCCATTTGTAAGGTTGCAGCAATTTAATTGTTTGAAAATATGTTTATAGAAAACAACCTAGGAGATAAAAAATGAATAAGCAATTAAAGTTAGTAATAGATAACCAAGACGACATAAGCTTGGTGGCTGATGAACTAATAAAACTTGGTGTTGTAGGCAGCAAAAAACCTTGCGGAGACAAACATCCAGCATGGAGGCACACATTAAAGCTAAAAGATTCTATTTGTAAGATTGTGGCAATTCAATTGGATGAAAATAGATTTAAGGATAAAAAATGATCAATCCACCATACATAATGGCTTGTCAACATCTTAAATCAGATTTGTTAAATAAATCTATGAAATTTAACGAAAAAGAACGTGCTAGAGATGGTAATGTGATTATTGTGGAGGTTGACTACATCGAAATAGATGGAAAGACGATAGCAAAATGCAGGCATGGAGATAAGAGTCAGCAATGGTTCATCAATGAAGACTTCACAATTACAAAGGTCTAGACTCATGGAAGTAATAGTACAAGCCTTCTCTTTACTTTTCGCTCTATGTGTGGTAGTATTGGCTTGTGAAATCCTCCTAGGTGAATAACCTATTTAGCCCTTCGGGGCTTTTTTTCGTGATATAGTTGTATGACTACACTTTTTGATGTCGCAAAAGAAGTTTATGGTGATATGTACACATACAGATCAATTCCAAATATAAACTCAGACGCAGAGATGTTAACAATCTCAAGAAAAAAGGAAAGTGTTGATGTATTTCTATCTGGGTTAGAAAGATCTAAATCAAAAGATGTTAATGGGTTAATTAGAGATAAGATTAAGCAAAGCATCTTTATATTGAACAGCAACTAATAATTTTCGTGAAGGTACAACTATGGAAAACTCCAAAGTAAAGCCGAAAAGTACGGGACAATTCGGCAAAGGTAATAAGGGTAAACCCAAGGGTGCAGTAAATAAGACTACTGGACAGCTTAAAGACATGATTCTGAAGGCTTTAGATCATGCAGGTGGGTCGGAGTACCTACTTGAACGTGCAAACGATCCAAAGACCCAATCAGCCTTTTTGCAGCTAATCGGAAAAGTGCTTCCAATGACTGTTGTGGGTGATGCCAATCAACCTGTGACGTTTGCACTAGCTACACCTTGGCTAAATCAAACCATAGCCAAACGCAATGGGGATTAATGAATATTCCCCTCGAGGGCAATTCATAGACTTTCACAATAGAGAAGAACGATGGGCAGTATTAGTTTGTCATCGTCGTGCTGGTAAGACGGTGGCTTGTGTGGCTGATCTAGTTCTAAGCGCATTGGTTACATCAAAGGCAGATGCTAGGTTTGCCTATGTATGTCCACAATACAACCAAGCGAAGGACGTGGCATGGACTTACATCAAACGATTGACAGCTGACATACCAAATGTGCAATACAACGAGAGCGAACTAAGGGCAGATCTACCAAATGGTGCAAGGATTCGTTTATACGGTGCTGATAACCCTGATAGGTTACGTGGACTATATTTGGATGGTGTTGTACTTGATGAGTTTGCTGATATGCGCTCTAGCGTATGGGGAGAAGTAATCCGCCCCATGCTGGCTGACCGTAAAGGTTGGGCTGTATTTATTGGTACACCTAAGGGACACAATGAGTTCTATCAATGCTGGCAAGATGCACAGATGGATGACGCCTGGTTCAAGATGATGCTCAAAGCGTCTAATAGCGGATTGATTGAGCCAGAGGAATTGAAGGACGCTGCCAAAGGTATGACGGATGACCAGTTCGCTCAAGAGTTCGAGTGTTCGTTTGAGGCGGCTATTGCAGGGGCGTACTATGCCAACGACTTTAAAGAAGATTGCATAAGAGAAGTTCCGTATGACCCTAAGCTCCCAGTCTATACAGCATGGGACATTGGATACAGTGACGACACAGCTATATGGTTCTGGCAAATGGCTGGAGGTGAGATTCATGTGATTGACTTCTACGCTAACAACGGACATGGCGTACCTCATTATGTTGACGTGCTAAACGAAAAAGGCTATACTTACGCGAAGTTAGGTAACAAACCCTTCCTTTGGCTTCCACATGATGCACGGGCTAAAACCTTTGCAAGTGGTGGCAAGTCAAGTCAAGAGCAATTTATGGCTTTGGGATATTCGAGTAGAATCGTGCCAGAGTTAAGCCTTCAAGATGGCATTAACGCACTGCGTATGATGCTGCCAAAGGCTTATTTTGATAGGGTAAAGTGTTTTGACGGTGTAGAAGCATTGAAGC